AAGGACTAGTCGGACTAGTTGCTATCGGTGTTATTTATTGGATCTTTACAAAACGAGACTGATAAATAGTAATGATGGTTTGGTGGTGGGGCTTCGGCCCCAACCACTTTTATATAATGATAGTACACAAGACAAATACAAGTAATACGAAACTAAACATACAAATACGAGGTAATGAGATATGAGTTTTAATGCTCTAAAGAAAAGCTCTGGGAAGTTCGATAAACTACAGGACGAGCTTGAAAAACTAAACACCCCAACATCAACGTCATCGTTTCAGGATGACAGGTTCTGGAAACCAGAACTAGATAAGTCTGGCAATGGTTATGCCATTATCAGATTTCTACCCCAACCCGCCGATGAGGAACTACCATGGGTCCGTCTTTGGAATCATGCGTTCAAAGGTCCCGGTGGTTGGTATATCGAAAACTCACTTACTACTATTAACAAAAAAGATCCTGTGTCAGAATATAACACAGAACTTTGGAATAGTGGTAATGAGTCTGATAAGGACATCGCTCGAAAACAGAAGCGAGTTTTAAAGTACTATGCTAACATTTATGTTGTAAGTGATGCAAAGCATCCAGAGAATGAAGGCAAAGTGATGTTGTTTAAATTCGGTAAGAAAATCTTTGATAAGATTACCGAAGCTATGAACCCTGAGTTTGCTGATGAAGAAGCATTGAATCCTTTTGACTTATGGAAGGGTGCTGACTTCAAACTGAAGATTCGTAAGGTTGATGGTTATTGGAATTATGATAAGTCAGAGTTTTCTGCTCCATCACAATTGCTGGAGACAGATGAAGAACTTGAAGAAGTCTGGAATAAAGAGTACAGCCTTAAGGCATTTGTTGCTGATGACCAGTTTAAGTCTTATGATGAATTGAAGGAAAAGTTGAACCGAGTACTTACTGGTTCTGGTGTAGGTAGTGCCACTGTTTCTGATATTACTGAGGCCCCAAAGTTTAATAAGACTGAGGATTATCAGGAGCCTATCAGTGCAGAGGCAGATGAGGATACCATATCGTACTTTTCTAAACTCGCTGACGAGTAAAATAGTACATCCTAAAACTTTTGGAGAGCTCCTACGGGAGCTCTTTTTTTTATATAAATAGTATTTGATATGGCTAAAACTTTAGATGACTATATAACGGAGATAACTCAATTAGCAGAAGATAGAGATATGTCCATGCGTTGGTATAGGGATCAGGTGAGGGCAGTAGTACCTAGACGATTTAGTGAGAGTGCAACAACTGGTTTAATAAGAACAGGAAATATTCAACAAAGGCCTGCATATGGGGTATTGAATTTATATGGTTATGATCCCAAGCATGAGAAAATACTAGAGTATTATGATGTATTCCCATTGACTATACCTATAGAAAAAACGAAAAATGGTTTTGTGGGAATAAACTTACACTATTTAAGTGTTCCTATGAGAATGAGACTACTTACAAAGTTAATGCCTTTGACAACGGAGAATAGAATTATAGGTTGGCGCAGGGTTGCTAGATTTAGAGAAATAAAACCTTGTGTTAAACGATATTTGGGTAGTATGGTGAAAACAGCATTTCTACCTATCATAGAACAACAGGAAATGGAGTTAGCAGCAATGATGCCACTTCAGAGATTTAGAAAGGCTAGAGATACTAAAGTCTGGTCTGATAGTAGGAGAATGATAGCATAATGTCAGTCCAATCACTTTCATCATTTACTCGTATGATTGCACAAGGTGCTTATTCACGGGGTTATGACTATAGAATTTCTATTAGAAAACCTCCTGTGGGTTTTGGAAAACCCTGGGAAATAGATTTACGTTGTGAAAGTATATCTTACCCGAGTCAAAATATAGAAACAACTCAGGATAATATACGACCCGGTCCTATAAGGGATCACGCCTTTGGTGTAAACTATGGGAGTATTTCTGCAACATTTTTAGATGATGACAAACTAGGATTAAAGAGATATTTTGAAGAATGGCAGAGAAAGATATTTGATCCAGAGTCATTTAAAATGAATTATTATAAAGACTATACTGGTGATTTAGTAATATCTCACTTTCGGATGCACAAGGAGGGTGCCGGCGTAGCACCAGACTATAGTGTATTGTTAAAAGAGGTGTTCCCTAAAACAGTAAACCAACTAGAAGTTGGAACAGCAAACGGAGATTTTTTAAGAGTATCGGTGGAATTTCAATACCACCATTGGACTAAAATAAAATAATATAATGGAGAAAAATTATGGCTTTACCAAAAATTGCTGCACCGCAGTATGAATTGAATATACCTTCAACAAAAGAAACAGTTAAGTTTAGGCCGTTTCTGGTAAAAGAGGAAAAACTATTATTGTTGGCTAATGAGTCAGACGGAGAAGCAGAAATGATTTCGGCTGTTCGCCAAATCATTAGAAACTGTACGTTTGAAAAAGTAGACCCGGAGAATTTAGCGTTATTTGATTTGGAGTACATCTTTTTGAAGATACGAGCTAAGTCAGTAGGAGAAGTAGTAAACTTAAAACTACTTTGTGAGGATGATGGAGAAACTTATGCAGATGTATCTATCAATCTTGATGAGGTAGAGATTGACTGGAATGAGGAACATACTAATCATATCGAACTAACAGATGACATTGGAATAATGATGCGTTATCCTCAGTTTGACCTTATTGATGTAGGGGAAGGGCAAGATGGACAAACAGAATATATCTTTAAGATGATAAAGAATTGTATTAATCAGGTATATGAAGGAGACACTATTCACGAACGGTCTGACTTTAGTGATAAGGATTTAGATGCCTTTATTGAAAGTTTAACATCTGAGCATTTTCAGAAACTACAAATATTTTTTGAGACAATGCCTAGACTACGACATACAGTAAAGTATAAAAATCCTGTAACAAAGAAACAAAACAAAATGACATTGGAGGGAATGCAAAGTTTTTTCGAGTAGCTCTCTCACATGATAGTTTAGAAAATCATTTGAGAACTAACTTTGCCATGAAGCAGCATCATCAGTGGAGTGTAACAGAGTTAGAAAATATGATGCCGTGGGAGAGAGAGATTTATCTTACATTATTGAGTCAGTGGGTGGAAGAAGAAAACAAAAAGCAAAAAGGAAATGGCTGACGAAAAACAAGTTCTGGTTACTGAAAAGACTTATGAAGTTGATAAGTCAGATTTCATGGCCATACAAGAATGGGACCAAAGTAAAACTTGGTATAACACCACTGCGGGATTCATGGATACACTACGACTTATCCCCAGGTTATTGATGGTGGCTTATGGTTATATATTTTGGATGTCAACACAATGGTTCATGGGACTATCTGATCCGACAAATGCACAGGCAGCGTTTATATCTACTATCGTAGGTGCTGGTGCCGCATGGTTCGGGTTGTATGTAGGTAGTGGACATAAACCCGCAGCGAGTAAAAAGTAAATGGCAAAGAAAGAACCTAATATCGCTGATCTGTTATCGGCCATGAAGAAAAATCAGCAGAATGAAATGAGTAGGGATCATCAAGAGGCGAATAACGCCCATGCGGATGCTGTTGCTATAAAGGGATCGATGGATAATCTTAATAGATCATTTTCATCTGCCTTGGGTGAACGACTTGACCAAATGGCAATGGAACGGTCACCATTTGAAACAGTAGATTTATTGGATCAGATACGTTTAGGTGTTGACGGTATGAAGTTGTCTTTGGGGCAACGATTTAGAAGGTTCTTTACTAACTTTTTAGGACTGATGCCAAGTCTTGCTGCTCGTAAGGCAGCTAGAGAAGCAGACCTTGCTACAAAACTTGTTGCGATAGATACCCGAAGTATAGCTGAAAGTGCACTTGCTCAATTGGATGCTATGCGAGAACAAAATGGTTTAAGTAAGATAGCAACGGATAGAGATGAAAGACGGGCTAAAGCTATTTTCGGGGCAAAAGGTTTTTGGGGTAAACAGTTTAGTAGAATGGGTGGTGCGTTTAGTTTCCTTACACGAAGCGGTGGTAAGGCTAAAGAAAAAGAAAATGAAGAACGGAGACATAAGTCCAGACATATAACATTACTTGAAGCGATACTTAAAGCTCTTGGGGGTCAAGCAGAAGAAGAAGGTCCGGAGGATGGTGGACGTCCAAAAGGTAGATGGGCTAGATGGGCCTCGGCTCTTAAAAAACTAGCATTGATAGGTGGTATACTTATTGGACTAGCAATAGCACCATTTATTTTCTTCAGCAGTTTTGTTAAACAGTTGGGAGTAGAAACAAAGGCTATTGGTTCTTGGATAAAGAAAACTGCCAGATGGGGTAAGGGAACTTTTTTCGATCCCATTAAAAATGCTTTCAATAGAATAATGAAAGTTGGTGGTTGGGCAGACGAATTTAAAAAGAGTTTTGATACTAAATGGAAAAACTTTAAGGCTCGGTTCACACCATCAGGTCTAATAGGTATTTTTAATCGCCTGAAGATGCGGTTGAATGCTATGAAGATAGGTGTTAATACAGCGGTAGATGATGCACTCAAGGCTTTTCAGAAATCTAAAGTAGGTGCTAATGTCTCAGGTGTATTTTCTAATCTGAGAGGTAAATGGAGTAATGCTCTATCTAAATTAACTGCATCTACAAATGCTGCTGCTGGTGCTAGAGGCCGCCCGCCAGGTAGAACTGCACCCAATCCCTTCCAGGCCCTACGTTCTAGTTTTTCTACAGCACAGGCCAATATGACTAGTAGAATAGCCGGATGGAGTCAAGCATTTAGTAAGAGTCCAATAGTACAAAAACTAGGCACAATGTTTAATGCACTCAAGGCTCCATTCATAGCAGTTCAAGAATTTCTCCAGGGTAAGAAAGCAGCACGTCCTGCAGGTATGCCTCCTATGTTGGCTGCTCCTTCCGGTGGTGGCGGCATTATGAAAGTAGTTAGTGGCATTAGTAACTTCTTTAGAACGGTTGG